TTTCAAGTGCGGCTAGATAAACAGCTAGCCCAACAGCTGCAGCATTATGCCGATCAACGTCATAACGGCATCATCAACTCTGCACTGATGACCATCATCTCTAAATTCTTCAACGGAAAGTAATGCCTGACTTCGCACCCGACGCCTTCAACATCTGGGCCAACTTCAACAAGGACCAAAAGAAAGACGGTCACTATTGGGCACAGATGGACGTGCCTTTGGACGAGCTGCGCAAGCTCTTTGAATGGGCCAAAACAGCTGAACGCTGTGAGGACATTAGAGGCCAAGAGTGCGTCAAGCTCCGCGCCAACTTGATGCCTCGCACTGCTAAGGAAAGCAAGAAGCCTTACCTGATGATGGCTCTAAGCGATGCCAAGCCCAGCACAGCTGACAAACCTCGCATTGATTTCTAACGTGGGAAAGAACGAGGGGGGAGCGCAACCGCGCTCCTTTTTTATGAGGCCAACCATGAAGCAGGTCGAGAAAGACGGGCTGCTGCTGTGGGAGGTGAGCTACTGCGGCATGGTCCGCTACTTCAAGCATGACTGGCAGGCCAAGTGGCACTACGAATCGTGCGTCAGGCTCTACAGGTCAAGGATCACCGGGAAACAGGGCTAACCCCTTGCGCATGGTATGCCATGTGTGTATATTGGATTTGTTCAGGGGGAGACCCCACACACCCCGCCCACAGGGCGGCTTTGAAAAATGGATCTTCGGATCGTTGCCGGTTCTTTCTCTGACACCACCATCACGGTGGTTCCGGTCTCTGAGGCTGGGCAAAAGTTCCTTGGCTTTGCCGTTGAGTCGGTGCAAATGCCGAAGTCTCACCTTCAGCAGGCTTGCGAGTTTGCAGCTGAGCACGGGCTGAAAATGGGCAGCTAGGCCCTTTGGGGCTTTTAGTCCCAGCAAGCAATCTTGGCGTCTAGTTCTCCGATGCGCCCAACAGCTTGGCTAAGCAGTTTTGATTGGTGCCAGCTCTGTCTTACAAGGGCAGAGCAAAGCATCTTTAGTGCTTCATGGTCATCGCAGTTGCTGACTTCTCTAACGCTGCGTTCAAGCTCAAAGGCTTCCTCCGTTGTTGGGACTACCTGCATCCAGTCAGCCCAGCCCATCGGATTGTTACAGAGTCTGTTGCTCTGAATGGTAAGCAGCGTTTTTGTGCATGTCCATGGGGCTACTGCTCGACGAATATGGCCCAGCCGCTCCTGGGGCCATTGACTTGCCAACGTTGATGAAATGCAGCCTGCCGCACGCTGACGCGATAACCAGACAGGGCAGGATTGTGCGACCCCCTTTCAATATCTGGCAGGCCAAGCGGATCGCTCATCAGCCAACTCGCGTCATTGCTGTAACGACCGCTGTAACCGTGAATGACAGACCAGTGCCCGCAAGCTTCACTGCCGCACATCGGCGGCTCCCCGCGCAGCATGTCACCTCGGTGATACCAACCGGCCATCACGATGACGCCTGCGTCGATGGCTTCCATCACGTCTTCTGCATCAGCATTGTCAACAAAACGAACCTGCAGGCCCAGGCTCGTCAGTGCTTTGACGTGAGCGTAAACAGAGGTGGTGTCCCCGTATCGCTCCCTTATCTGTTCGTACTCTTCTTGCGTGGCAATCTTTTTGAAGTAAGCCGCCGCCATCGCCCCAGACGAGGTGAAGCACTTGCGTTCACCGCCAGGCAGGTCAAGTTGTTTGAAGTAGCGAGGCAAGAACACCTCCTGATCAATGCCGCTGGCTTTCCAAGCCTGAAACCATTCAGCGTCTTCAGACAGTAATTCAGCAGGCATGGCCTCCTCCAGCTGCTTGATGGCAGCCATGCGATGCGGCACGTCTGGCTTATACCACTCAAAAAATGGAAGCAGCGAGAGCACGGATGTGACCGCTAGAGCTGGCCTGATCTTGCTTGATCGCAACTGGCTACGCCAGAGCTGTATCCAGCGATGAAGATAACCATTGAACCGCAGAGCAACAGCGTTACTGCCCCGCCTGCAATAAACCAACCAGCTGCCGAGAACGCGGAGAGCTTCACTTCTCAATGCGCGGTCCCAGCAAGTTCTTGCCGACGTAATCGCAGATCTGATCGTCGATGGTGTTGTCGGTCGTCTTTGCGTAGGCGCGGAGAAGATCCATAACTAGACGTTTCACTGAATCAGATTTCAGAAAAGCCATCAGGATCGGCTTGACGATAAGAATCATTGGCCTGGCCTAGTTACCCTTAAAGGGTAGCTCTGTTCCCCAATGGCAGAAACTCCAGACGATCATCACGAAAAGGAAGGCATCTGCGTTGCTGATGTCGTTAAGTGCGCTGTCTTGTTTTGGAGCGCCACTCTGCTGACCGTCTCTTATCTGGGCTTGTTCCCTCAGATGAAAATGGACAACACCTTTGTGGCATCTCTGTTGACTGGCGCAATGGCCTCTTTTGGCATTGAACGGAAGTCAAACGGGAATGGCAATAAGAAGCCGAATATCATTGACAACAAAGACACCAAAGTCGGCATCAAATGACCCGCGCATTTTTGGTATTGGGGATCACTTTGGCAGCTGCATTGCCTGCTCGTGCTGATCTTACCCACCGAATCAGCAGCAGCGTTCAGCTGGATGTCGGAGGTGCTTCAACCCGTGCCGTTCGCGTAGGCAACAGCTACAGCATCAGCGGCAGCGGAGTCGATACAACAGACGGCAGCACTGCAGGTGTTATCGGTGGCTTGGGGGCTCACACCGCTGGCGTTGGAGCATTAACCACGGTGACCGCATCTCAGAGCACCGACGGCAACGCTTTTAGCTTTTCAAACTCTTACACAATCGGGGATGCGGTGCCCACGTCAGCGCCAACAGTTGGCGAGGTTCCTGCCTTTGGCGACGTTACTTCTGAGTCTGCAGGCACCGCCTCAACATTGGCAGGCACACTGACAACAGCAGGTGCCATCACTGTGACGGCAGGGGGAGCAAACACCAGCGCCATCGGGCAGGTAATCAGTGAACTGCAAAGCCGCTAGTGCGCTTTTGCTGCTCTTGGCATCACCAGCCGCAGCGGTCCCTGTGGTCCCAAATTTTTCGCAGGGAGTTGTCTCGACCCACACAGAGACCAAGACGATTGTGAAAGAGAACATCGTCTCGGAATCGCACCGCACCGGCTGGGAGTACACGGTCAGCGGGAGTGGAGTTGAGCCAAGCAGCGGCACTGTGAGCCCTGCTGTCAACGGCACAAGCTTAGACCTTGCTAATCGCAGCAACTGGGTTCAATCAACGCCGGGCGCTGCCTTTCAGTTTGCGGAGACCTATCAAGGTCCAGGGCTGATTGAGAAAGTGATCATTGACAGAGAAACCATCATTGAAAGCGTGACCGACTCCACCAGCACGTTCAGCCAATGAGAGCGACAGCAACTGCACTGCTGCTCGGTTTGATCTACGGCACACCTGCCGCTGCACAGGTGAGCGCGACTGCATCGCCTGTCAGCAATAGCAGTGGCTCAGTGGTCAACCAAGCTGTGCAGGTCACTCCAGGTCAATATCAAAAGTTCAGCTTCGGGTCTGGGATTCAGTGCGACGGAGCAACGCTAAACATCTCCCCGTTCCTGTCCGGCGTCCACTCTTTTGGCAAGCCAAACAACGAGTATTACCAAGAGCCGGTCTACGACAACAGCGACAACTACGGCCTCAAAGATCCAGAAACAGGCTTAGACGGACCAGACGGAATCCCCGACAATCCGGGCCGAGTCCTGTTCATGAAGCCAATGAGGACGGGCTATCGCAGCAACTACAGCAACAATTTTGGGATCACCGCGACTATCTCAGTGCCCTTGGATCGCCGCGCTATTAACCAGTGCCTGAAGGCCGCAGAGAAACAGGTCGCGCTCTACGAACAGAGCCTTGCTGACAAAAGACTCAACTACGAGATGGGCCGCCTCAAAGCTTGTGCGCAGGCGATCCGGGAGGGCTATGGCTGGTCAGATAACAGCCCATTCAAAGCAATCTGTGCAGATGTAGTTCTCAAGCCGATCCCTGTGGAAGGCCACACCCACGCCATCACTTACCCACAGCCCGACGTAAAGCCATTAGTGCGCGATTCCGATCTCTCTGCGCCAGGATCCGCTCCCGTAAAGATACCGGTTTTGCCTTTTTCAAAAGAAGCTTCTTCACAACCTTCTTCGTGATCGGCTTGGCAAGCTTCTGCAGCACTGACGCAATCGGTTTGCTCAGAATGGCTGCAGTCGTAGCAAACGCGGCAGTAACCGCGACTGATACGGTTGGACCAACATCAGGCACATAGTTGTTGACGACTTGCCCAACAGGCACAGGGTCCCAGATCTTCACGCACTTGCCGTCTTGCAGCTCATAACCCGCTAGGACCTCTGTCCCTAATTTGTTAAACGATCCGATTTCTTTCGAGCCGAAAGCTGGGCACGGGGGATCTGGTGGCAACCTTGAATTGTCGGGATCGGCACCCGGCACATCTGGGGAAGGGACAACAGCCGGGGCTTTTGGTTCCGGCTTTTTTGTGTCTGCTTGTGGCGGCTGCACCCATGTGAAATCGCGTGGCCTGTAGTCAGGCGCGTCATAAACAGGAACCGCCCCATCGCACAGCGTGACGTTGCCGCGTGGGTCATCCTCAAACGTTTGAACACCGCTGCCCTTGGCTATACGCGCACGCACGCATCCAGGCATTTCAATCACTGGATACTTTGCAGACGTAACCGGTGGAGCCGTTGGTAAAACAGGGGGCGGGATTGGCTGCCCCACAGAGATGTCAGGCACGCCGATTCTTCGTACACCTATCTCACGAATTTGCGGCATGAAGTCAGAGCGGTTTACGGCAGGTCAGCTTTTTATTGAGAGGAATCGCAGAAGAGAGGGGCCGCCCATTGTTTACACCGTAATGTCCGGGAACAGCGCCAGGCCGTTTACAGATACAAAGGCCATTTTGAAATGGGTCAAGTGGCCCAAAGGTACGCCTACAGGCGACGCGCTACGCGACTGGTTTGCCTCGTTTGAGCAGAAACAAGAGGCACCCGCGCCAGAACTGGACATGGCGCA